AGGCGTAGAGTTTGCCCTAACAGCATCTTTATATTCATCCACTGTAGACGTGAACTCAAACAAATCTGCCCATTCCTTTTTGTTATTCATGCGCAGCGAGAATACAACCTGTGACATTTGCTCAGGACTGTTAAGGTTTATAGGTGTATCACCCATAAGCTTACGTATCTTCTTCTGCATCCTGTCTTCAATCTCTGCCTTCTCTTGTTCAAACTCTACTCTTACTTCGTCAAGGGCTGATCTATCCACCCTGATCCCTGACATATACATTCGGGTGAGAGTTTTACAGGTGGTAAAGGTTGTATCTCTAATGACTTTGAGACCTGTGGATTCGGGCTTGGCATAGTCAGCTTCGATACTGTGGAACAACCAGCTAGTAGAGAGCAGGTCACACCTAAGATAAAAGCTAAGCTCATCCAACGGTATCTCATTTGTATTGTATCCTTCTTTAAAATATCTTTTGAGTGTATCATCTTTCTGTACCTCTAAGTTTCTACGTTCAGCACAAGCACCCAAGTTTAAAACGTTGCGCTGCCCTCTATCAAGTATGTACTCTGCTAACATGGTATCATAGATCAAGCCATCATACTTGAAGCCAGACTCCCATAGCCACATCATATCGTGCTGTGCGTTGTGCATTATGAGTAGTGTTGTTAAGTCTAATACATCCTGCACTAACTTATGCCCAGCGCCTGACGTATCCTTCGCCTCATCATGGTCTATATTTACAATGTGTAATTCATCATGGTTGTCTGCATTAACCATACCAACTTGGACTAGGTGGTTGTTAATCTCAAACGGGTCCATGTGTTTCTTACCGTTGCGTTCTGTTGTGCTATTCTCAACATCTAATACTATTCTCATGTCTTACCTCAAGCTGAATAGATAGAGCGTGATCCATCTAATACACAGGTGATCTTACCCTGATACCCATTCAACTTATTCTTGGCTAAGTTTAAGTAACGAACTGGATCTTCGTCTTCACCCTCAGCTTGTTGTGTCTTACCTATCAAGACCATTAGGTCAGCCTCAGCTGCCTTACCTGTCTTAGATCCTTCCATCATCGCTTGGTTAAGGTCAGCCTTACCTTCTGCTTCTGCAGATAGTTGTGACATCCAGATCACACAGCAGTCATACTGCTTAGCAATGTTACGTGCATGGATAGCAGCAGTCTTAAGTGTGATGTCACTTCTCTCACTACTTATATCAGCAAACTTATCACCCATGTCAAGAACTACAATGTCAGGCTTCTCTTGTTTAACAACAGACTCAACCCATGCCATACCCTTACCTGTACTATCTTTAAACATTACATTAGTACGGATAGGCTCATAACGTTTCTGTGCCAGGGCTTTGTTCTCTCTAACTTCTTTCATTGTCATGTTAGATGATGCACTGATATACCTTGCAGCAACACGTGTGTATGCTTCCTCATTACATAGTACAATACACTTAGCACCCTGATGTGCAAAGCCTTGTGCACCTGCTATAAGGCTGGCATGGAAAGAAGTTTTACCAGTATTGGGGCGAGCGCCAACCAACACAAGGTGGCCACCACTAACGCCTTCCACCCTACGAGCCAAGGAAGATATGTTAAAGCTCCACTTGGATTCCAGAAGCGTTGCATCAAGTATTGTGTCAAGGCTATTGTCGTCCCAGTCAACACGTAGATTAGGAGTAAAATCATTTTTGTATTCCTCTAGTAGTCGTCGCAGAGGTTCTAAACTATCCTCTGTTCCATTAACAAAATCAAACCCTAGGTTTGCTACACGATCACCAACGTGCTGCTGAAACAACTGTGATAATGTGTCTTGTGCTATCTCTTCTTTGATAGGCTCAGTAATTGCTATGCGCTTAAACAAATCCTCATATGCTCCGCGAGTAGCAGTGGTAAGACTAGCGTTCATTCTATTGAACACAGCCTCTAGATCCGCAACAGTTAGGTCACCCTCATAGGATTCCATAGCACCATCAAGTGCCTGTTTAATCTTGCGTACATCCTTACTGAATATTTTATCTGGGCAACGTATGCCCTTGTGTTGATCATAAAAGTTACGATCTAGTAACGTTTTAATCAGTGCTAATTCCATCATTCTTTTTGTCTCCTACAACAATATATTATATATTTTCTAAGTGCTACTCATCACTCTTGTTTGAACTCCACGTAGTACGAACCTGCACTACTCTTATATGCAGCCATGATGTCTAACCATTGTTGGCTACTCATGATTAACATTTGATAAGCATCCATCTCAGGTTCAAACTGTCTCATGTACACAGTACCCTCATCTCCAAAGATAATCTCTATGTCTTCATGCTTACCAGAGTGATCTAATGTAGTGATGATTGATGCATCAGATTCAAACTCAACTGTGAACATCTGAACCCTCCGCTACAATTATATTTACTTGTGCTACATTACCCACAACTTTAACAATCTTAAACTCTAATCCTTCTTTGGTAAGTAATCTTCTTAACATAGATACTGGTATCATACATCTGCCTTTCCTGTTAGTTTTATCAACCTAGCTAAGTACCACTGTGATTTAAGTAGGTCTTCTTGTTTATTCTTATATCTCCAGCGATGTAAATACTTAGCTATGTTACCTCTTAGGTATCCTATATATTCTTCTTCGGTTAGGAAGTCTTCTATGTAATCAATACATTCAATACTACCTTTACCATAATGCGCTGGGTTGTTTACATTATCCATTCTGTTCTCTGCTAATAGTTCTGTTATAGAGTTAGGGTCTATCATATGTTTTATAATCAATCAAGGAGACTGCATATCTCCTGTAGTTTTTCTAGGTCTTCTGGCATACGATACTTAATATCGTCAGATAAACTTAGTGCTATTGTTTTGTTACCTGTCCACAACTCTATCTCTCTGCGATACTCAATAGTCTTTGATACTGCATCAGGGTCTAGTGCAATCACAGCCTTATCATACTCACCTATCTTTTCAAAGTGTTTATGGTTCATGTTAGTACCTAGAATAGCCATACAACTAACGTCAGGTAACTCTTGATAGGCTACTAAAGCAGAGATTACATCCTCTACAATAACTATAGTAGAGCCTACACCTACTGTGTAGTAGTCTGCTGCACCTGTGTAGCGATACCACTTAGGTGTTTGAGTAGCACCCACTGCCCTGCCTATAGCATCAATCATTTGATGGTTATTATATATAGGAAAGACTACGCGCTCCTGCTGCACATCATAGAAGGTGTTACCTACTATACCCCATCGCCTCATAAATCTATTGTGCTTAGTGTGTTGTCGTGTTGGTTCTACTAGCTGTGCTGGTATCTCCATAGTTTCTACCTCTATCTTAGTTTGATCCTGCGCTGGGCGTAGCTGTCTGCGTATCTCAGATGCAGTCATGTCTGTATCAAACCTACCACCTACATTACACCCTAGCTTATAACAGTTATACATCAATACACCTACTTCACAAGAGGCTGAGAAAGTATTCTTACCTCTACAGAAAGGGCAGTCACCTCGGTGTGGTCCATGTGCTGTTACAGATGCAGCATATTCTCTGTGCTGTTTCCAGTTATGTTTACTCATACTCTAGCTAACCTCTTTATACCATAGTGCTCTTCTGTGTTTGTTCTGATAGCGTGGCAGTTTGCACATAATACCTGACACTTGAATACCTCTTCTTTTATTTTCTTGTTACTTTTAGTATTTTTACCATAGCGCAAGTAATGTGCTTTCGTAGGTACTAAAAACTTTTTATCTTCAGGTATTATATGATCAAAATGTAGTGCTGCTGAGAAAGCTCTGTACCCACAATGTGCACAACCCTTCATCGTCTTATACCTACGCAGTATAGACTGACCTTCATCATACTTTTTTCTTCTGCGTATATTATCTTTTTCTTTACTCTCTTCACTTCTCACTCTCATCTTCATTCCCTCTCGCTGATAGTGCTTTAGATGCACCACTCAATGTATTTACTATATAAGGTTTTACTGATTGTATATTCTTATGTCCTGTTACCTGCATAATATTAGCTAAGTCAACCCCACCTTCCATCATCTCAGTCACAGCAGTACGGCGCAAGTCCATAGCTGTAAGCTCAGCAGGTAGATTAGCTTCATCTAGTACCTCATTGATAAGTAAAGATATTTCACCCTTATCATATGGTGTATATGCCGCTGCTCTTGGCTTGACTCTAGGTGCTACATAATCCTGGAATCCAAAGTCTTCCTTCTGTTGTCGCAGCATCTCACACAAACCATTAGATATAGGTAAGTGTACTTCAGCATTACGTTTGCTTTGTGTTAGGTCTAAGCGACACTGATCTAAGTCTAATGTATCCCAAGTCATAACTCTCATGTCACCTATACGCTGACCCCAATCATATGCCATGTGTACAATAAGACTAATGCTCCGCCATCTGAAGTCACTATAGCCTACCTCAAGAAACGTTTTGATCTGATCTCTACTCCAGTATACACGCCTCTGCTTACTAGCCTTAGTTTGTACCAGTGCTACTGGGTTGTGTATCATTACATCCTGTCTCATGGAATACTTCCAAGCAGCAGATAGTACAGCCTTACGATAGTTTGCAGTGCGTACACCTGTGTTAAGCCATTGATCATACGCTTGTGTAAGGTGTCGTACTTTAATATTAGTACAACGATAGTTGCCAAGGGTCTTGCCTTCAACAAGTGTATTAATCACAGACGCTAGATGTATTTCATAATCCTTTTGAGATGCACCAGATAGCCTAGCAAAGGCAGGAGATACCAGATAAAACTCTACGATATCACTTAGCTTAGCATTACCCTTGGGTATCTTCATGTTACCTTCCTTTCGCGTTTCTGTACCAGAGATATAAAGCACCACCAATGTAAGCAGCAATAACAGTTAATGGTAGTAGATGCATTGTTATATTACTACTCATCGTTTTCTTCCTGCCATTCTTGGTAGTACGTATACTCACCATCTAAATCAAACTCTTCTATTAGTTCAGTAGGTATACTTTCTTTCCAATCCTCATTACTAAACTCAACACTGTAGGTATTGTTTATATCTAAGGCACTATCGTATTCACCTATGTAACACATTCCTGGCTCATAGAAGGATGCCTCTACGTTGATCTTTAATCTATCAGCACCTGTATCGTATGCACCTGTAGGTGGACTCCATGCACTCTGAAACCCTAGGTGTAAGTTGGATGTATTACCATCCTCAAACAGGTTAGCCTCTACATCATGTACTTCCCACTTAGTATTCCACTCAGTACAGGCAACACCATAATCGTATTCACCAATAGGTGCTAGGTGTTCCAGTAACCCACCCCTATCTGCCGCCTCTTTGATAGCACGTAATGTTTTAACATCACCTGTAATTACTACTCTATTCTCACACCAATTGGGCATTATGTATCTCCTTTGTTTAACATCCACACACGTCTGTTAATTTGATCTACCTTACGAGTAACAACCTTACACCCTATCTTCTTAGCGTGGGTGTATATACTAGCTAGTGCAGCACGTTTGACTACAACACTATCGCCTACCTTCATATGGTTTAGTAGTGCTTCATAACCTTTGTTAGGTGCACCGCGTCCATCCTTAGTTGATGGTAAGGGTACGTTCTTCTCAATCATAAATGTCATTTTACTTCGATCCTTATGCCTTTAATTTTCTCATACATTTTATATAGACGTAGCAAAGCTTCCCTGCTACGCGCTGTGTGGTAGCATATGTGCTCACCAGTTGATACACTGTAGATGTTAAGCTTATGCACTATACACTCTCCTCTTCTATCTGTTTAAATATACTAGCTAACCTAGTAACACTTTCTTTAGGTAGAGTTACTTCCTCTGCCTCACTCTTAACTAACATACCACCATCTTCTAAGATAGTAGCAGTCCACTCAGGTGTTAGTTGTACTTCCATTATGCATTCTCCTCTACTAATGTGTAACGTGTATATCTTTGATTTGTAACTGGATGTCTCCCTGCTATGCCATCAATACGATAGCCTAACTTACGCAGCTCAGAGATACGCTTGGTGAAAGACTGTATGCTATAGTCTATCAAAGCTTCTCGTAAGGTTAGACCCTTAGATGCACGAAGGTGCTTGAGTATCATTGTGTGTTGAGACATTTTCTTATTTGTATTTCTCATATTTATATTCCTCTATGTTATATTATGTGTAAGATATATTATTAGTTTTAGTGTTAGTCAATGTTACTAATATGTCACGTTACATATTTGCAACACCTAGTTCTATAGGTATCTCTACAGTCTGCGCTTCGTAGTCACATTGATGGCAATACTTTCTTCTCCTAGTACTTGGGTATCCAAGCTTATGATAAGGTCTAGTATCTATGGTACGCATCTTAGTAAAACAGCAGGGACAATGTGTAACTACTGTATCCTTCCACCAAGGTTGTTTAATCTCTGCCATTAAACTATACCTTATCCACTTCAAACGCCCATCGTAGGCTATGCCAAGCGCTTTCTAATTTAGCTACATCACTCATGTATAAATCATTACAGTCTTTGATCATCTCTAAACAACTAGCTACACTCTTTTGTATTTCTTCTATAGCTTCTCTCTGTTCATCAGACATTTGCTTTAGAACCTTCTGAGTTTTCATCTGCTTTTTAACTCTAGCTTTATGCCAATCTGTATGCTTACTCATATTATATTCCTCTCTCTACGTTATCCTCTATGAAAGCAAAGCCACCGCCATTGCCTTCCTCATCTTGTGATATTACAAATCGTACTTCCTCTGATCCATTTGTTAATGTGAATACTGGAAAGGGTTTATCATATTCAAAAGCACCATCTTCAAAGTGAAAATCCTGGATTTTACAACCCACTAATTGCCCATAGTATTTTTTCATATCCATGTCTTAACTCCATATCATAGTTAATAGTAAACTAAACGTAGCCAATACACCTATGGCTGCGAACCCTAGCACTGACCATACAAAGGCGGTGGCTAGTATTTCTTTTCTTTTTTCTTTACGCTCATGTTCTGTCACGTTAAAATATTTGTCACTCATTTGTTATTCCTTTCCTTTACCCATAGTCTTTTCAAGTTATTCTGCCTACCACCTTTAGCACCAGTGATCTGCCTATTCTTTTGTTGCGTCCACTGATCACCCTCTTTATAGTTACGCATATTAAACAACTCACGCATCCTTTTATTCTCGGCGGCACAAACTTTTTCGTGAGCTAATCTTAGTCTTTCTTCTTGATCTAACATTACATTTCTTCCCATTCTTTAGGTGTGATACCTGTCATTATAAACTCACGTTCATCAGGTGATAGGGTAGGCATAGCAGTTTGCACAAGCACACCCCCCTTCCAAGCTTCAAGTTGTTCAGGTGTTACATTTATATCCATAACATTTACGTTACCTGATAGCATTGATTTACGTTCTATTAACATTGGCTTAACTCCTTAACCATTCTTCAAAAGTTTTAGGGAATACCTCATGGGTATTATCTATATAGCATTGGTATCTCTGCCCATCTAATGTTAGAAGTGAATGCTCCTCATAGATAAACTTACCCTCATCATTCAGCGCAGGGATTTTAGTTCGTTCAGTCATATTATAATCCTTTCAGTATGTGTGCTATGACATCGCAAGTCCAACCATTGCCTAACATTTTGTAGCGTTGGGTGTTGGATACCCCCTCAGTAAAATTATCTGGAATTGTTTGAAGACGTTCACATTCCAGAGGTGTTAGCTTGCGCCAAGACATATTCTCTACAAGAATGCTATCCTTGGTTACTGTAGTGAGACAATTAGTTTTATCATCATCTCGAACCTCGATCATCTGTTTGATAGGGATAGACTTATCGTGATCCTTACGAGTTCCTGTGGAGTCTAGTCTACGACCCACCATACGCGCACCCTTCACTAATACTTTAGGTTCTCTATGCCCACCGCCCATAGTCGTTAGTGTAGGTGCTTTACCATCCTCATGATACACTCGTTTAATAGACTGATTGCCATTCAAATCAGCATCGCCTACATGACACATACCATTAGGACTAAACACCAACTGTCTGCGATGCTTCTCGAAGTATGACTTGAGATTGCCACCCTTAAAGTAGTTAGCATCTAGGCAATGGGATTTAGTTCTATCAGTTAATCCATCCTCAAGTATATCTTTTAAGACAATGCCACGATCTTTTGGTTGTTCAATACCCTCAATGTTAGTCCAGTAAAAACGCTTACGATTTTGTGCTGATACTAACGAGCTATTGATCAAGTATTTATTCACGTTGGGCAAAGCTTGCTCAGTATGGTGCGTGATATACTTTTCAAAAGCATTAGACATTCTAACATTTTCCATAAGGTATTTAGCATTAGGATTACACTCCATAACGTGTTGCATAATATCTAGCATCACCCAGAATAGTTGCCCTCTGGGATCGCGATCACCCTGCTGTTTACCTGCTACTGACCATGCTTGACAGGGAAAACCACCCATAACTAGGTCAACAAACTTCCACTGAATATCCCAATCACGCCAGTTATTTATATCACCTAATTGTATAATATCTGGAAAGTTTTTATTAGCAATCTTCATAGCGTGTGGGTCTTTCTCACTAGAATAATATCTAGTGGGTGTTATACCTAGTCTATCAAGGGAAAGTCTGCCAACTTCCATGCCACCAAATAAATTTACTACATACATTCTTTATTCTCCTTTTCTGATAAAAATGAAAGCAAGTTTTTTTCTGATACTTCACTAAGCAACTCCTCAATCGCGGTCATATCACCCATTCCCACGTCTTTTTTAATTTGCTCTAGAACTTTATCAATCAATTCCATTATTTATTCTCCTCTATCTATTGAACCATAATCTTTTAAATCTTGTATAGTCAATCCATAATATTCAATAGGATCAACAAAAAATCTGCCTGTCTCATCATAGTATGGGTCGGTAATCCACACATCATTTTTTAATACACCCCATTCGTTCAATAGTAATAAAGCTTTTTTACTTGCTACAAAATCAAGTAAATCTTTAAAGCTATTAGTCTCAAAAATCCATGTGTGATCATCCTCATATCCATTATAACTATTAGCTGTTTGCACAGTAAATCTAGATGGTAACACTTCCATAGCACCATGTATTCTAGATGCATTTTCGGTACGCTCATCAACATTCCAACTATCAATCCAGATATGCAAACCACTTACTTGATAGCTTGGAAGCTCATCATGGTGGTAGCTTATACACCTCCAATCTTTAGGTATATCCAAATCAGTAATATATTCTTTCCATTCTACTCGCATATTTTTTCCTAACATATTTATTAATACAATAACTAATTTATTTTTTAAGCAATGTCAAATACTAAATTCATCTCATAAACTTCACGCGATAATTCAATAAGCTTTTTAGCTTGCACCAATGTTAAATTATTATCATAGGCAAATTTAGTAACAGATATATAATTGTTTACCCAATCTAGATAAATATCTTTTAGCTTTAAAGAGTATTCCATTTTGTTTAATCCTTTTTAGGTTTAATATTATTTAGTGATACTCAAAAGAATACCACCAATAATATTAATTCATTATGCTATTTCATGAATGCGTCGCCATACTACCCACGTAATAGCTTGTAATTCATATGCTTTTAAACCTAATGCGTTTGCTGTATTCACGTAATCGTTTTGTATTTCTGAATATAGTTTTTTACCGATGTTAGTTTTATCGGATGTTAATCCAAATCTTTCTCCGCGCCATATGTTTAGAGCGTGACCATCAATACAACACGCATCAAAACCCATTATGCATTCGTAAAAGCTTTTAATCTTTTGACCATTTAATCGTGTCAAAATATCGTCATTAGTTACAAGCATATCATCAAGTATTGACCACGCTTTTTCTTTCATTTTGTGATATGTTGAAACCTTAACGCTTTCAATATGTTCACCATCAAGATAAGCTTTTATCAATGCATCCGCGTTATCTATATTCCTATCCCATTTATTATTCGGACTAAGCGCGGATATGACACCAACCACTGTTGAAAGTTTTATATCATATTTTAAAGAGATTTCTTTTGCTTGATATTGCGCGTCACTATACCATTTCACACCATTATAAACTTCTTTTGGTGTCGCAAGCTTCCAAATCATTGCTATATTATTATTCATTTTATTGCTCTTTCTACTAAGTTAATTCTACTATTAGCACTCGTTAAAATGCTAATGTTAAAGTTAACTATTCAAATAACCATTCATTCTATTCTCAAAATCTTGTTTCATTTCTTTTATGGCTATATTCCAATCTTTATTTTGATCTAATGAATTAACAGTAAAGCAATCTATTTCTACAGCATCAACATTATTAAACAATTGCTCATAAACTGATATAAGCGTCCCTCCATGCCATTTATAAGAAAAACCGCTATCATCAAATTTTATTTCTGTATCAAACATTATGCTATTTCCTCTTCTAAGTTTTTATATGCGTTTGTAATTGCGTTTTTATCATCAGTTGTTTTGACTATTTTGATATGTTTCTTTTTAGTATTATAATGTGAGAATTCTATTTCTGTTTTTAAAGATGCTTTTGTGTAGTCTCCGAATTCATCAAACCATTTTTGGCTATCAGTGTCATAGACGAAAAGAATGTAATAAGGTTTTGTTGTTGTCATAGCTAAATCCCTAAATAATTATTAATACATTATTCTATAAATTCATATTACACAAATAGCAATACATTTATTTTGATATCATTAAAATATATTAATATTTATTTATACTATATAATAGAAATAAAAAAGTATTAGCATTCGTATTGAAAATTAACCGCTGAGAGGCGTTGAGTTTGTTTGTGTGGTTTAGCCTATGGGAATAGCCTAGAGGCTGTCAGTGGCGTGTTCGCTGTTTGTTCCGAGGGGGGTGTGGTAAAAATGTCACATTTCCAGGCGGTGTGGTATTTATGCATCAATGTTACTAAAACGACACAGTGTTGCAAATATGTCGCAAAAATACGCTTAAAACACCATTTATTGAAGCTGTATCAGTGCTTTTATGTAATGATTACAGTAACTTAGAGGTGTTTTGACCCTAGAAATATCTATTATTATTATTTTTAGATGGGTAGGCGTGGGACATAGGGGGGTTGGGGGGTACGTATATATGTATAAACACACAGAAGTGAATTTTGAGTTAGGTCCCCTCGTATACGCAGCCATACAAAAGTACAACATTCTAGAAAAAACTTACAACATAATGCATTTTAGGGGTTGACTAGGGTGTTTTTATGAGTATAACTGCGGAGCAGGAGCAGTATAGTTACACTTAAGTGTTTTAACTCTTAATAAAGTAATATATATAATAAAGTTTAAGTAGGATAAAGTTTTTACTTGTAAGTGTTACTGTGTTGCTGTATACTAATACGTATGTAACACACATAAAAGTAACAAACATAAGTGTTACACTACTGTACGTGGCGTATATTGTGTGTATTTCCTCCTCATGTCTCCTCCCTCCTGCATGTAATTGCGTCACGTACCTCTTTCCTTAGAAAAAAGTATTGACAATGCGTAACAAAAGAATACAACTATATGCATCAGAGAATGTTATAGAAGAGTTTTATGATGCTATAGCAGATAATGACGTAAGAAAACTACAGCGTGTACACATTCCTAAGTCTGATGTATTCTATGTAAGAACAGCTATAGAAGCAGACACTGGAGTGAGATACACTCTAGACCATGTAGAGAGAGCTATGTACCTTGAGGGTCACCTCACTAGATACGAAGTATTAGATCCTGATAGAGAACGTGACAATGTGGGTTAAGCTAATCCTATTTGTGCTACTAGCAGGTTGTACCACTATAACCTATACAGCATCCTGTCGTGTCGATGATGACGTATGCCAGAGAAACCAAAATGCTCAGACACTTGCTATTATCGGACAGGAAGACGCGGCTCTACAGCTACTATGTGAAGATAGTAGTATTCGTGACAGCTTTAGGGACGAGTGTAGGAGCGAATGATATTACTGGTGACTTCAGTAACAACTATCAGGATTCAACAGTAGATAGTAACAACACTGATGAGACTGTAACGAATAACTATAATGCTACTGGCGCTGGTTCAGCTGCCCCTGTAATGTCAGCTATAGCTCCTACAGTAATGGGTGGCGGTGGTAACGACAGTTGCTTACTACCAAGTTCAACAGGGATACAGGTAAGCATACTAGGTTTATCTACTGGTACTATGACTCAGGATAAGTCTTGTAACCGTAGAAAGAATGCCAGGCTCTTAGGAGCACCACAGCAAGTAGGTGGATTAGGGCTACAGGTGAGTGCTATATCTATTTTGTGCCAAGACCCTGTAGTGTTTAGAAGTATGATGTTAGCGAATACGCCATGCCCTATCAACGATAGTAAGACAGGGAAGTTGCTAATGGGAAAAGCAGCGATAAATAAGTATAGAGAGAGTCCAACACTTTATATTGTTGGGTATGAGACAGACCAAGAATTTTGGAACACCCTGTTGAGGGTAGGAGAGGAAGATGAAGATGAAGAAACAGTTGAAGATGATGCTCCTAAGCTCAGCCTTAGTGAGCGTTTCCGCAGTAGCAAACGCAGAGTCACCAACACCACCCGAATACTCAATGACGGGACAGGAAAAGATTGATGCACTTATAGCTTCTATCAGTGACATACAAGATCGTATAACTGAATCTGCTGTTATGACTGTAGGTGCTGTAGGTTATGCGGCTATCGGTGGTGTTATTAATGATGATACCTTTGACGATGGGCTTATTACTTCATCTGAGTTGAATGCTTACTTAGACGCTAAAGAACTTGTACTAAATCATGACTACGCTATAGCTGAAACAGCTGAGCAGATGTTTATGCAAGAACATGCGGCTAACATGAATAGCTTAGATACAGCAGTGGACAACCTAGCTGCAGCAACAGCTATAGTTATGACAGCAGTTGAAGTAACCAGTATAGCAGCTGAGGCAGATACTAAGCCTGAGCAAGTTGAATTACAGGGTATGTTAGAAACAGATGCATACAGCCTTGACACAGCAGAAGTTAACGAGTATAATGAAGCTGTAGCCGCTGTAGAAACCTTCGCTCAACAGGCTGGTGCTTATATGGCAGCTGCAAACAATGATGATTTAACAGCTACTGTAGATAGCTATGCAGCAGCTAACAACTTTATGGTAGGTAGCTACACAGCAATTACATATACTCAGAATATAGATGAGTTTGTAATTACTTGGGGTGATTCAAGTTTTGGTACAGGTTTCCAAGGATACCTAACACCTGATATGAAGAATGCTTCTGAGATATACGCTGCAGGTGAATACATAAACGAATATGGAGCAATGCCAACACAATGAGTTTTAGTATAGGCTGTTATAATATTAAAGGATGGATGATGGCAGTAGCTGTCCCTGTCCTATCAACTATTTCTGGTGGTATATACTTTGGTTATGACACCCTTAACCGTTTCTATGGTGTAGAAGCTGGTGTAGTAGAATCATTAGACCGTATAGGTACACTAGATGGTAAGACAGGTGCTATGGATAAACGCATAACATCTGTAGAAACTGTAGCCCAGCGCAACCTTACTGAAGTAGATAATGAGTTAAGCAGTGAGATTATAACGTTAGACTCTTTAATCCTAACTAATGTACAGGAGCTAGAAGGTAAACTCATAGTTCGTATACAAACGTTAGAACAAGCTATAGCTGATAATGATGTAAGAGGTTTAAACCAGAAGCTTGCCCAGTTAACGACTAACATGCAGCAGATACTAGAACAACAGAAGCTACTACTAGACTTACGTAGTCAGGTAGATAAGGCTACAACTATAACAGATGGATTAGGTGATACTCTAGATACACTACAAACTGAAGTAGATGATATTTGGAAAGCCTATGATGAATTAGCGGATAACCCTTTATAAAGGTACTAAATAATGGCAACAACTAAAAATGTAGAACGGTTACCTAGTGGTAAGTTAAAGTATAGAGGTGAAACTTTTCCTGGATACAACAAACCTAAGCGTACACCCAGTGCATCTAAGAAGTCTGCTGTATTAGCTAAGAAGGGTGATGAGGTAAAGATAGTACGTTTTGGTGATCAAAACATGTCTATAAAAAAAGATAACCCAGAAAGACGCAAGAGCTTTCGTGCACGTCATAAATGTGATACAGCTACAGATAAGTTTACGGCACGTTACTGGTCTTGTAAAGCGTGGTAACAATGACAAAGAAAACACCTACACCTACAGACACGAAGTTATATAACCAGAAGAAAGCTCTGGCTAAGAAGAAGTTTAAAGTATGGCCCAGCGCATATGCGTCTGCTTGGCTTACTAAGGAGTATAAAAAAGCTGGGGGTAAATATAGTGGCACAACAAAAAACAAGGTCACGTAGTCAACACGTTCTTGTAGGGCGTAGAGGTTTTTCTAAAGGTGGTTTAGGTAAATGGTTCGGAGAGGAATGGACAGATGTTAAAACAGGTAAAAAATGCGGTAGGTCGGGTACTTCAGAAAGTGGTAGACCTTATCCTGCGTGTCGTCCCAAAAAAGTGGCGAGCAAAATAAGTAAGAAGGAAGCGGCTAAGAAGACAGGACCTGCTAAGGTTAAGTGGTCTACTACAGCCTCAGGGAGAAAAAGAACATGAAAAAGAAATGCCCTGTATGTAAAGGTAAAGGTTGCTCCCATTGTGGAGGCAAAGGATATCACACAAATATGAACAAAGGTGGAATTATGAACAAAGGTATGAAAGCTCTTAAGAAAGAAGCACCTGCTGTAGCTAAGAAAATGGGTTACATGCATGGTGGTGATGCTAAGAAGATGGGTATGAGTTATGGTGGCATGACTAAGAAGCCTATGAAGATGAACAGAGGCGGTATGTGCGGTGCATCTAACCCAGCATCTAAGCCTATGAAAAGAGGTTAACTAGATGAAGGTTTATGAAAAATATAAATCTGCTCTAGCTAAGCATGGCTACACAGTAGATGTAGATGGTTGTGTCTGGGATGAGCGAGGCAACCAAGCTGCTATGGAAGATAGATTTGGTAATGCTTTTTGTAATGATCCAAACGTAACAGATATTTGTAGAGCTGCTGAGGTGTCTAAGCCTAAGAAAAAGGCTAAAGCACCTGAGGGTAAGAAACGTGCTCGTACAGCTAAAGGTCACTACGTTAAGGATGATCCTAATACGCCAGAGAATGAAGCGTGGGTTGATGAGTAATGAGCTTAGTTAATCAGGGTAAATCATCACGTATTCGGTCTGTATACGGTCACAATACTGGTACAAGCACGGAAGATGTGTATACTTGCCCAGCTAACTGCGTTTCTGAAGTTACTTTTATACATATAGTTAATAGTCAAAGTAGTGGAACAAACACAGTTGATATAACTTGGTATGTAGCTGCTGATAATTACACCTCAAAGTTTTTAAACGACAAAGGTGTAGCACATAATGAATCAGTTACTCACAATGATATAAATATAGTACTTCAGCCTGGTGATAAAATACAGGTAACTCCTTCTTCCTCTGGACACATAGATACTATTGTTACAGTAACTGAGACCTTTTTACCTGTAGGTTAACGGGTATGCATAAACAGATGTACTAAGTTATCACTAAATAAGTATAACTATCTCCGCACACAAACAAAGGAGATAGTGATGCTAAACTTTTTACAACGCGGCTTTAGGGCTGTACAAAGAACACAACAAGCAAGAGCAGATCTTTGGTTACTTAACAATATGAGTGACAGAGATTTACACGACATAGGCATTAGCCGTGGCGAGATAAGAGAGCATATATATGGCGAGAAATCTAACCGAAAAACAAAACAAGTTTCTTGAAGTATTATTCGACGAAGCTAATGGTGATGCTGTTACAGCTAAAAGGTTGGCAGGTTACGGGGACAACAGTAGCACTACAGCTATTGTTGAATCCCTAAAGGAGGAGATAGGCGAGAAGACTCGTACCTATTTTGCTCGTACTGCCCCTAAAGCTGCAGTTGCTATGGTAGGTGCTCTTTCTGATCCTACTGAGCTAGGCATAAAAGAAAAAATGGTTGCAGCAAAAGACTTGCTAGACCGCGCTGGACTTGGTAAAGTAGATAAAGTGGATGTCACATCAAGCGGTGGCATCTTTTATCTACCACCAAAAGAAGGCACAAACGAATAAGTATTCCAACAAGAGACCTAGGATTCTGGCAATTACCAAAACCATCCAAGGGCAACGAAAAAGAATGGCACACGATAGTACGTGTAACCTCAAAGATACCGTGGGGGTATGTCCTAGCTCCAGATAATGACAAGCTTTTATTGCCTGTTCATCTGGAGCTTGAAGCTTTAGAGCTTGCAAAGAGGCATCTTAAACAGTATAGTTATCGTGCAGTAGCACAATGGCTGAGCAAAGAAACTGGTCGTTATATATCACATATGGGACTAAAGAAGAGAATCGAAGTTGAGCAAAAACGTAGAAAAGCATCTGCTATTAAACGCAAGCTTGCCAAGTGGCTCGAAGAAACCATTACGGAAATCGAAAAGCTCGAAACCCAAGGGGTCGGGGCATACAGAGATTCAAGCAAAAGCAGTTGAACAGATAGATATCCCTAGGGAGACTGTTCCTGCTCAAGTAGTTTCTCCTGAGTATGATGAGGACTTAGCACAAGAGATAGTGTTCAAGCCTAACCCCGGCCCCCAAACTTCTTTCCTGAGTTCATCAGAGAGAGAAGTACTATATGGAGGCGCAGCTGGTGGAGGTAAATCATATGCCATGTTGGCTGACCCTCTACACGGACTAAATGATCCTAACTTCTCAGGACTACTTGTACGACACACTACAGAAGAACTAAGAGAACTAATACAGAAGAGCCAAGAACTATATCCACGTGCTATACCCGGTATCAAATGGTCTGAACGTAAATCACAGTGGACTTCACCTAGAGGTGGTAGACTCTGGATGTCGTACTTGGATAAAGATACAGACGTTACAAGATACCAAGGACAGGCTTTTAACTGGATAGGCTTTGACGAACTTACACAATGGTCTAGTCCTTACGCTTGGGACTACATGAGATCACGTTTACGTAGTTCAGCCCAGCACTTAGGTTTGTACATGAGAGCTACTACCAACCCAGGTGGCAGCGGTCATCAGTGGGTTAAGAAAATGTTTATTGATCCTGGACCCTCTAACGAGCCTTTCTGGGCTACAAATGTTGAAACAGGGGATACTATTACATACCCTGATGGACACAGTAAAGCTGGACAGCCATTGTTCAAACGTAGGTTTATACCTGCATCACTATTTGATAACCCATATCTTGCTGAGGCAGGTGACTATGAAGCAATGCTACTGTCACTACCAGAGCACCAAAGAAAGCAACTCTTAGAAGGCAACTGGGATATTAATGATGGAGCCGCTTTCCCAGAGTTTGACAGAACCAAACATGTCATTGACGCTTTTGAAGTTCCCGAAAGCTGGGCTAAGTTTAGAGCTTGTGACTACGGCTACGGATCTTATACAGGAGTTATCTGGTTTGCTGTTGCACCAGACGAGCAACTCATTGTTTATAGAGAGTTATATTGTTCTAAGGTTACAGCTACAGATTTAGCGGATATGATTTTAGACTTAGAGAAACAAGATGGTGGTATGAGATACGGGGTGCTAGACTCTTCTTTGTGGCACAACCGTGGCGACACGGGACCATCACTAGCTGAGCAAATGATTATGAAGGGTTGTCGTTGGCGACCATCTGATCGCTCTAGGGGTTCGCGTGTCGCAGGTAAAAACGAAATACATAGGCGGTTACAAGTCGATGAGTTTACTGAGAAGCCTAGGTTAGTATTTATGAACAACTGCACTAACACTATAGCGCAGATACCAAGCATTCCTCTGGATAAAAGAAACCCAGAAGATGTAGACACTCACGCAGAGGATCACTTGTATGATGCTTTACGTTACGGTGTTATGACACGTCCACGCAGCAGCATTTGGGATTTCAACCCAGCAACACAACGCACAGGCTTTCAAGCTAGTGATACAACATTCGGGTATTAATAAATGGCAGAACAAGAAGAAATGTTTGAAACAGATGAAGTCGTAGCTGCAGAAGACAGTACGGATAGTATCTTTGAACAAAAAGATAGCGTAGTAGCTTTTGTACAAGAGCGATACAAACGAGCAGAGGATGCACGTTATGCTGATGAACAACGCTGGTTAAAAGCTTACCGAAACTATAGGGGCTTATACGGCAAGGATGTACAGTTTACCGACACTGAGAAGTCACGTGTATTTGTTAAGGTTACTAAGACTAAGACACTTGCTGCATATGGTCAGATTGTAGATGTACTATTTGGTAACAACAAGTTCCCACTATCTGTTAACCCTTCTGTATTACCTGATGGTGTAGCAGAAGCAGTACACGTTAATATAGATCCTAAAGCTCAAGCTGCAGGTGATGCACTAAAGCCTGTGACTGAAGATAAAGCTTCTGGTTCTTACCTTCTTAATGGTGATACTTCTCTAAAACCTGGTGAGACTCTTATGGACTTACAGGCACGTATGGGTGGTTTAAACAGTAAGTTAGAAGCTGTATCAGATAAGATTATTGAGGGCGACGGAACTACACCAGCTACCGTATCATTTCACCCAGCTATGATCTCAGCTAAGAAGATGGAAAAGAAAATCCATGACCAGCTGCAAGAATCAGGCGCATCTACACACCTACGCTCTATGGCGTTTGAGATGGCACTACTTGGCACAGGTGTTATGAAAGGTCCTTTCGCAGTAGATAAAGAATACCCTAACTGGAATGATGAAGGTGAGTATGATCCGTTAGTCAAGACAGTACCTGAGTGTAGTCATGTATCTTCTTGGGATTTCTACCCAGACCCAGAAGCTAAGTCTATGAATGATGCAGAGTATACTGTTGAACGCCATAAGATGTCACGTACACAACTACGCTCGTTAAGAAGTCGTCCTTACTTCATGTCTGACTCAGTTCAGATGGCAGTAGATAAAGGTGCTGACTATATACAGAAATACTGGGAAATGACTATGGAGGATGATGATACACAACCAACCTCTGAGCGTTGGGAAGTATTAGAGTTCTGGGGTTATGTAGATATTCAACTACTTGAAGAGCATGGGGTTAAGATACCCAGCGAGTTGAAAGACTTAGATGAGGTTAACTGTAATGTTTGGACATGTAATGGTGAAGTACTACGATTTGTACTAAACCCATTCAAACCTACACGTATCCCTTACTATGCTGTTCCTTACGAGCATAACCCTTACAGCTTCTTTGGTGTAGGTATTGCTGAGAACATGGACGATACACAGACACTGATGAATGGCTTTATGCGTATGGCTATTGACAATGCTGCATTATCTGGTAATCTTATTATAGAAGTAGATGAGACCAACTTAACACCGGGACAAGACTTATCTGTATACCCGGGCAAGGTCTTCCGTAGGGCTGGGGGTGCACCAGGACAAGCCATCTTTGGTACTAAGTTCCCAAATGTTGCACAAGAAAATATGCAACTCTTTGATAAGGCAAGAGTACTAGCAGATGAGAGTACTGGCTTCCCTAGCTTTGCACATGGTCAAACAGGTGTATCAGGCGTTGGGCGTACAGCCTCAGGTATTAGTATGCTTATGTCCGCTGCTAACGGTTCTATTCGTACAGTAGTTAAAAACGTGGATGACTATTTACTTCGCCCCTTAGGTAAAGCTTTCTTCTCTTTCAACATGCAGTTTGACTTTGATGAACAAATACGTGGTGACTTAGAAGTACAAGCGTCAGGTACAGAAAGCTTAATGGCTAACGAAGTAAGATCCCAGCGCTTAATGCAGTTCTTACAAGTTGCACAGAATCCAGTACTAGCTCCTTTTGCTAAGATGGATTATATTATACGTGAGATTGCTAAGTCTATGGATCTTGATCCTGATAAGGTTACTAACTCTATGGCTGATGCTGCTATCCAAGCTGAGATCCTCAAAGGCTTCCAGCAACCAGTACAGCCTCCAGAAGCACCTGAGGGTGTACCAGCACCTGAGGGAGGCCAACAAGCGCCACAGACACCTCAGGGAGGCGTACAGGACACATCAGGCGGTGGAGGTGGACAAATAGGTATGGGTACAGCACCAGTTCCAGGAGAACAAGGATTCAGCGGTAATGTCTCTTAAGAGTTTTGTAAACAATCAGATATCGTGGGAATCTTTTCTCTCTGAGTTAGAGGAGCGTATCTCTACACAACATCGTAGTATGGAAACTGTTACAGATACGGCTGAACTATACAGGCATCAGGGTGCTATACGTGCTTTACGACAACTACAGTACTTGAGGGATAAAGTAAATGGATGATTTAGATAATCAAACTGAAGATGTTTTCCAAGGTGGAACTACAGATCAATGGCGTGATTATGCAGATTCATTGCAGGTTAGTATTCCAGATGTATCCTTAAAGGATGCAACTACCTTTGTAGCTAGTATGACACCTGTTATTGGTGATGCTATGGCTGCTAAGGAAGTATATGACGAACTAAAAAAAGATAAGCCTAACTATTATTTAGCTGGTGCTTTAGGTGGAGCTGCTATTGTAGGTCTTATTCCTGGAATAGGAGATGCCGCTGCTAAAGCTATTAAAACTGGAGCTAAAGAAGTTTTTGATGTAGCTAAACGTGTAAAACCAACACCTAAAAAGAAAATAGATTATGGTGTATCTAAGACAGGTGTACCTCAGATAAACATGATTTCAGACACACCAGCAGGTGTATATGATAAAACCGTAACACAGTCTGCTGTTGACCTTATGGATGAACCTGCTTTTGGTGAGGGTTTTACACGTAGGCTAGAAAAAGTTGCACAAGAAAATAGTATAGGAGCAGGTGATACTACGTTTATGCCTATGCAAGTTTATTCAGAATTATCAGATCGAGTAAGAAGTAAAGACTTTAAAGTAGTACCTAGCAAAATTAAAAAAGATAGTCCTAAAGAACAAAGTGTATGGTCATATCCAAAACAACTTTATGACTCAGCAGATACATCTATAAATAAAAATAAGAAACCTGCAGGTTATAATGAGTTAAAGAAACGTGGTGAAATAAAAGACGGTGATGTTATTGTTGACATTGGTGGTGGGCGCTTTGATAACTTAGTGGAAGACGCTGCTGAAGAAGGTGCAACTGTAAAAGTTTATGATCCGTTTAATAGAACACCAGAACATAATTCAGTAGTTGTTGACTCTGTAAAAGATGGACAAGCTGATATGGCTATGTCTCACAATGTATTAAATGTTATACAAGAAGATAAAAACATTATTGACATTGCTTTACAAGCAGAGAATGCAATAAAACCAAATGGTAAAGCACACTTTTCTGTGTATGAAGGTACAGGTAAAGGTGAAGGAAAAGTTACAACCAAGGGCTATCAAAGAAACGAAAAGACTGAAGCATATGTTCCTTTGATAGAAAAAGTATTTGGTGAGGCTAACGTTACCAGAAAAGGTAAAATAATAACAGCTACTAAAAATGTAAAAAGATTCAATGAAGGTGGAACGATAATGAATGAACAAACAAGAATGGCTTTTGCACTGGGTGGTAGCGTAGATTTAGATACAGTACCAGACAACACTCAAGGTATTGACCCTGTGTCAGGAAACGAAGTTCCCATAGGTTCTACTGCAAAAGAGGTTCGTGACGATATACCTGCACAACTAAGTGAAGGTGAATATGTCGTACCTGCTGACGTAGTACGCTTCTACGGTGTTAGGTTCTTTGAAAACTTACGAGCTAAAGCTAAGTTTGGGTATCAAGATATGGCTGAGAACGGACGTATTGGTGGTGAACCTGTAGATGAATCTGATATGGATATGATGTTTGATATATCTGAACTAGAAGTAGAAGATGATGGTCAACCTATGACAATGAACGAGGGTGGTTATGCTCTTTCACCTGGTGATGAGGGTTATGCTAGTATGGGTGCGCTGGGCTTAGGTAGTGAAGGTATTAGTGCAGGATATGAAGTAGCAGGTAGTGCACCTAGTGTAGAAGTACGTACATATGTTAATGAGGCTGGACACACAATATATATTACATTTATTGATGGTAACCCTCAAACGTCTATACCTCC